AGATCATCACTTCGGACAGGACAGCAGACGATTCAAAAAAATGGGATACTTTGGAATGGCTTGGTATTTGATCAAAAACTTCTGGAACCGCAACAACGAACGGTATTGGCGTAACATAGACGGTTCAAGATATTGGAGTTGAACGCAAATGAATGACGGGATAAAACTCGCTAAACAGTTATTGATGTGTTGGTTTGCCAGCTGGCTTCTGATGATAGTGTCATTGGCCGTGGCGGGAAGTATCTTTGAAAGAAAGGAATTGCTTGATATGACAGGAGGTAGCGGGCTGACAATATACCTACTCTGGGTAGGCATATTGTCTTTCGCTGTGTTGCTCCGTTACTTTTGGGCGAAGCGTTCTAAATGAGCAATGTATTCGCTCATATTGTGATCCGAAATTTGATCTACTGAACCTGTTACTAAGCCTCTAAATGTACCTTGGAAGCCGTCCCAAAACCGTGCCAACCCCTTTTCTTGATCAACATCACCTTCGCTGTCAATGTAATGCTCAGTGCCATGATGTCTGTAGCCCATGATCCACAGAGGTACTTTTGTTACTATGTCATTGTTGTTCACCCAACGATGATGAGTCATACCTAAACTTTTGGCATAACCGGGCCAGCCCACTCGAGGTGATCCGTAAGTGTGTACTTCAACTGGGTCTGCTAAATCTGGATCGTGGAAACATCTTGAAGCCATAATGGTTGTCATTGCCGCACCCAGTGAATGTCCGCAGAACCACAAGTCTCGGACCGGCGCATCGCGCTTGACATCATCTATAACCATGGGCCATAGTTCGTCAACTTCTGCTTTGAATCCTCTGTGCACCCTGCTCACAGTTTCTGCCATTACAGGAACAGCATCTAAATCAGCTTTGATATCGTTCCATTCTGTTGGCTCTGTTCCTCTACAAATAATTACCATATCTGTCTTATTTTGAAAGCGATAAGCCTGCGCTCCTGCTTTGTCATAAAATTCTACGGTGGTAAATCTTAAAGTTTTTGCTTGCTTTTTTGCTTCTTTGCTGTTACAATAAGCGATACTTGATAATTTAGCAAACAACAATCCTCTCTCACCGAGAGTAAGGTTAATAATAGACATGCTAGCCCTCCTCCATCTACTAGCGTATTTACCGGTTCCTTGCGATAAATACTTTAACGGAGTGTTACAGATATGAAAAAACGCACTAGAAGTATTCTTGAAGAATTGAACAGTATTAGGACTAGCAGAGATGAAGATCTATTGATAGAGAGCACTGGCTCTAATATAATTGAAAGTGCAATCAACTTGCTTAATCGTATCAGTAGGACCTACGATGAAGCAACAGCTTCAGAATTAGAAAGAAGATTTGTCAATAGTATTAAAAGCGGCGACCCAAAAAAATTCAAGAGAGGTGTTGATAAAATCATGGAAGCAAAACGGAACAACAACAATGACTCTGAATGAAGGCGGCAATATTTGGGCAGACCAAACTCAGAGAATTAATCGCGCAGATGTAGATCCTACCCTAGCCTGGCTAGAAAAAGTTACTGGCTTAGATCATGTAGACTTCAAACTAGGGAGCACAGGTCTCAAAGACACCAGCGGTGATTTAGACATAGCTGTTAATCCTGAAAGTATTTCAAAAGAAGAGTTAGTAAAGAATCTACTGGCTTGGGTAAAACAAAACAAACCAGACGAAGATCCAAAACAGTGGATCAAAAAAAGCGGAATCAGTGTACATTTCAAAACTCCGATTAACGGTGACGAAAGCCTAGGTTTTGTTCAAACAGATTTCATGTTTGGCAATCCGGATTGGTTGAAATTTTTCTACAGAGCAGATGCAGACAGTCAATACAAAGGCATGATTCGTAATGTTTTATTGAGCAGTCTGGCAAAAGCTGCAAATCTTAAGATCAACGACAAAGGATTGTTCAGCAGAGATAGCAATGAATTGGTAACTTTTGATCCTGACGAAACTGCGGTTATGTTGTTAGGAAAAGGTGCCAGTAAAGATGCCCTAGGCAGTGTTGAAAAAATTTTCCAGGCATTGGCAAATGACCCTAACAAAGAATCAAAACTTTCTGATTTTAGAGACTATGCTCAAAAATACGAGCTAGAGTTACCAGAAAACACAGAACTGAATAGAATCAGAAAACTTGCAGGCGTTAAGGCCCTATGAGATTCTGCGAAATTAAAACCCATAAAACAGGTGTAGCGGCACAGGCCAAAGGCAAAGATAAAATGCCCAAGGCTAAATTAGGCCGAACAAAACATCCGTTGCAAGGCAAATTAGTAGGGGAAAATTTAATCAACGAAGGAGCTCGTATTGAACACCTAGAAGATCTAGTGTTTAGAGAACTGCCACCTAGCAAAGGTGCTAACAGAGCTCTACAAAGTTTGATTAACCTTGAAAAAGGAGGACACAAAGATGTTACAGTTAAATGGGATGGATCTCCTGCTATTATTTTCGGCCGTGACAGTAATGGCAATTTTGTACTTACAGATAAATCTGGATTCACTGCTAAGGGATATGACGGAAAAGCAACCAGCGCAAAAGACCTCGAAAAAATGCTAATGAATCGCCCGGGTGCAAATAATCCGGATCCCAAGAAGGCAGAAGATTACAAAGCGTTTGCAGGCAGAATGGCAGATATTTTTGATGAGTACGAAAAAGCAACCCCAAAAGACTATAGAGGTTTTTTCAAAGGAGATTTGTTGTACTTTAACACTCCTGTCACAGAAGGCGGCGACTATGTGTTCAAACCAAACATTGTTGAGTACAGAGTAAAACAAGATTCAGAGCTTGGGAAAAAGATTGGCGCAAGCAAAACTGGAATTGTTATACACAGAGAAGTTGACGCACAAGGAAACGAAGGTCCGCTGAGAAATGCTGATATTTTACAAGGCAACGAGGTATTGGTAATTCCTCCAGTTACGGTATCTAGTGCACCTGAACTAGACGATACCAGCATCAAAGAACTCAAAGCGATTATATCAAAAGATGCAGCGGCCATGGATAACCTATTGAATATTGAAACACTTACTCAACTGAAACTTAAAAAATTGCCTGAAGTTTTTTATGCCTATATGAATAGCAAAGTTGACACAGGAATGGAAAATCTTGGTGCTGATTTTATAGAATGGACAAAAAGCAGAAATCAACTTAGCGAACAGGCAAAGCAGAAAATTGCACAATATGTTGCCGACAATCAGCAAGGATTCAATGCACTGTGGGAAGTGGTTGCAAAAATACAGGAAGTTAAAGATGATGTAATTAATCAACTAGACAATCAGCCTGGTGCTCCGGTAAAGCAAACTATGTCTAGCACAGACGACTCTGCAGAAGGGGGAGAAGGTTATGTGCTGGCACATCCAGAGGGTGACATTAAATTGGTACCAAGACAAACATTCAGTAAATACAACAGAGCAGTAGCGAGATAGGAGATGTAAATGAAAAGATTACCCAAAGAATTGAAAAGTTTAGTCAAATCATTGGATGAACTAACCGAAGGAGTAGTAGATGAAATAAGTCCTGAATATGATTTCGGAGATCCAGATCAGGACGATAACGAAAAAATGGGCAAGGGATTTGAACAAGATCCAATGACAGATCAATTAGAAAAGGTTGTTCAGAGTCAGGGCGACGACATTAAAAATCCGGTTAGAACCGTGACCACAGATGATGGCAAGGAATTTGAAGTTACGCCGGATCAGGCCCGTGCACTGCGTATGTTTGCCACAACTGAAAAAGTCAAACCTCAGGTAAGGTCTCAGTTCCAAAAAGATATTCAGCATTCACATGGTCTACAAGATTTTTTAGATATCCAGGACTACCATGAAATGGCTCAATTATTTGTGAAGAGATATTTAGGTTAATGAGCAAAGACTTAGATTTTATAAAAAGTCTCTATGATGATAAGTTAATTGAACAATATCTAGGAGAAGACGCATTAGAACGCATTCAGAAAAGGGTAAATGCCAGAGAATTCGCCCTGTATGCAATGATAGTAGGCAAAGACAAAGCTGCTAGATGCAAGATTTTCTTGGAACTTGCTCAAAACAACAAAAGCATATCCAGCAATTATGTGCGTGGATATCTACCGCTGATAGAAATGATGGATGATATTATTACGGCAGGTCCGTCTTATATTTCACAACTGAAAGCCCTTCATCAGAGAGCCAAAAAGAAAGGGTAAAGCCTTAATTTCTCCTTAATCTGCTAAATACAATTGTAAAAAGTTCGCGGAGCGCGAATTATGTCATTAGAGAAGGAGAAATAAAATGGCAGACGTATCAAAAGTAAACAGTACCCTTATTACTCGTGGAGAGTTTTACAGCACACTACAACTTAAGCTTCTTAAGATTGTCATCGACAATTCTGTAGCATTGACTTCAGACACACAAGCTGGTGGTGAAGGCACAGCTATCACAGAAGGAACTGCTCGTAAAGTAGCACAGGACCTTGGCACAACAGGTGCACTATTTGAAATTGCCGCAGATGGCGAAGAAATGGTAATTGTTGGCGATGGTCATGCATTAGATGTAGACACAGTAGCACGCCGTGTGGATTTGATCCTAGGCGGCACAGGCGTTTTAACCAACACTGGTGTAACGGCTTTGGTAACAGTTACTGAGCCAGAATCATTTGGTAGCCTTGTAGCGTAAAGAATCCTAACTACCTTAGGACCAAAGGCCACTTTCTTAAGTGGCCTTTTTTTATCCCTGTAAATAACTGATGATAGTAAAAATATGTACTTTGATTGATATAACTGAAACTAATGCTAGACGAGATGACGATGTTAAAAAACGTAATCAACAATCAAATTACATGGTGTTCTTACAAACTGCTGGATTAAGAGTTAACCCATATCCAGAATCGATTGCGGTGCAAACAGGAAATATCGATGGCCTTGGTTTTGGAACAAATTTTAGCGGCAAGCAAAGATATTGGGAATTTGTATTTTCATATGAATATGAAGGCGGTTTATCTGAGGAAATGTTAATTCAAGACTTTGATTTAATACCAATAATAACACAGCTAGATGAAACAGTTGCGATAAATAACAATGTAGTTAGGACGCAAAATACTCAAGAAAAAAACATCATCTTTAACTTAGTAGATAACAATTGAATAGCACTAACTAAATATATTTGAAGGCATTAATCAAGAACAACACAGGCTATCTTTTACACTGCAAATAAAGGCCAACGCAAGAGTTTACTTTATTACCTTTTGAGCAAAGGTTATTAGGAGAAAAGATGGCAGCCCATCCAACCACAGAACTAGAAAAAGAAAGTCTTGAAGCACATGTTGATTTGTGTGCGCTTCGCTATGAGTCTTTGGATAGAAGATTAACCAACATCGAAGAAAAAGTAGATGACATTCACAAAGATATTCATGACGGCAACAAGTCAATGACCAAGGTGCTTATTGGAGCTACAGGCACTATAGTTGCTGGCCTTCTTTCTACCATAGTGGTTCTATTAATGAGTTTCACTTAAGTCTATCTAAACTAAATACTTTTATGTTAGTAACAGAAATAATACAAACTCCTATTGACGAAAAACAGGTCTGGGCTAGATCCGGACACAAAGTTGTACGGAAGTATAGATGCACCGGCGGCGCCAGAAAAGGCAGAATTGTGTCCAAGATACAACAATGCTTTGCTGCACCAGACTTCAAAAAACGGGCTGTGCTTAAAAAAACCAAGGCCAGACTTGGCTCTCGCATGGCAAGGAAAGCCAAAAGAACCAAAAGAATTAATCCTGCGAGTCGTAGAGTACAAGCTATGAATAAGGCTAGAAGGTAATGCTGGTACAGGAAATTATTTCGGAAGGAAAAGCCTCAATGGCTTACAGTAGAAAAGGCACGCAAAATGTAAGGAAGTATCGCTGTACTAGCGGACCCCGCAAAGGTCGAGTGATGGCCAGTCCTGCAAGTTGCAACAAACCAATAAACATTCACAAAAGCATGGGCATGAAAACCACTAAACTTAAAAAAGGTCAATCAATCTCAACGCAGAGCAAGTTAACCAAAAGAAGCAATGTGGCAAGTCGCAGGTTAAAGACTCTAAACAAGCCCAGCAGACCAACAGTCAGAGGAAGGAAAATAAGATGAAAATTTATGAAATTGTCAACGAACAGATGGCTCCTGGTCAAATGCTTGATGTGATGGATGATAACGATAAAGAAACAGTTTTAATCGATCCCAAAACCAAAGTAAAAACTGTCGTACCTAAAGATCCTAACAAGCCTGGGTTTATTCAAAAAGATGATCAAGGCAAACTTACTATGTCAACAAAAACAAACGGCACAGTGGATAAAAGTATAAAGCCAGGTGACAAGGTCGCTGTAAAATGAAGATAAATGAGCTCATACAAGAATTTACAATTTTTATGAGCAATGAAGAACAAGAGCTGTACGGCAGTCTTGACAAACCCACTCCTATAACCAGTTTCACGGAAAGAGAACGAACCCTGATCGAAAGTCTAATTAGAAAAAGTTTGGTAAGTAAAATTAATCAAAACAATTTGACTTTGATCGTACGGAATGGCTGATAAGAATATCATACAAGATCTGAAGGATCTCATCGATAAAATCGACAATACCATCTTGCCTTATCAAAAAGGCAACTGTATCCGTGTTGGCGATGTGCTAGTGCAAGAAAGGAAAAATGATTTTACAGTGTACAATGTCAAAACTAAAAAACAGATTGCAATTTTATTTTGTAAAACATCGGCTGTTGCATTAGCTAAAACATTATCTTCAGGAAGAGATGTGAGTCGTAGGATAAAAGAATTAGATAGAATTATAGAAAAAAATTATATTGATTGTGTTTTTTATAAAAATGCCATGCGGGAAAAACAAGATCAAAACGATAGAGATATTATCTGCATTCGTTATGAAATAGCTCATAGGAAAACTCAAGAGGCTAAACATAAACTTGATAGATTTATATTTTGATCTGCATAAATAAATATAACATATATTCTTAATAGGAAGAGTTACAATGAACATTAGAGATATATCGCGTCCTGTGACAGCAAAGGCATTGAACGAAAGCCTTGCAAAAAGATTCGGTACAAGAATCCGACTTGAAGATTTTACATCTGAGCAGCTTCAAGATGCAAGAAATAAATTACGCACAAAGATCAGTCAGATTGAAACTAACGAAAGCTATGACACGGTCCGCCAAGAAGATTACCAGAAAAACAAACTCTTCCTTGATGTTCTAAATGCAGAAATTTCTGAACGCGATGCTATAGAAGAAAAAGAAGCTAAACCAGACTTTTTGGACCTTGACAAGGACGGTGACAAAAAAGAGCCAATGAAAAAAGCCGCCAAAGACAAGAAAAAGAAAACAGTCAAAGAAGGTGCTGAAGATACAGCAGAGCTTGTTATGGCCGCCAAAGATATGGTGGATCGTGTTACAGGTTGGATGGAAGATACTGCAGAAATGCAAACCGAAAGCATGCTTGAATTGTCAGATGCTATCAGAGATGAACTAGGTGTTGAACAAGCCGACGCATTTACAAATGCTGTGAAGCCTGCGCTTGAAGCAATGTATACTTCAATGGAATCTACTCGAGAGGCACTAACTGGTGGGGTAGGACTTTTAACTGGTGAAAGTGCACCACCAGAAGAAATGGGCGCCGATACTGAAGAGGAACTGCCAGCAGGTGGCGAAGAAATGGAGCCCACAGTAGATGATGATGAATTTTCAGCCGCTGAACCAGCAGTAGGTGGCGAAGAAGAAGCAGGTCGAGCGCAGAGAGAATCGTTTGAATCTAGAAAAAGTATGATAGAATCATCTCGTAGATTAGCAGGAATTCTTTCAAAAAAAAAGTAACAGAAGATGAAGAACAAAGCACCGCGCCTAAATTAGTGCAGGTTCTTCGTACTGTTATTGCAGGTGCTGACAGGAAAAATAAAAGTGCCTTTCTACATTTCGATAAACCATCCAAAGAAAATACCAAACCAGATTCATTAAATCTTGATTTGAACAAACTTATGCAGAATGTTGACGGCGAGTTTTTTGATTATGGCACATTTGTTGCGGCATTCGAGACAGATCCTAGAATAAAAACAATGGTTAAAAATTTTTCCAAGGATGGAATAGAAGTTAATACCAAAAATCAAATTGATGATTCTCCACAAAGCGGTGAAGATGACAAAACAGTATCACAGATGGCAAAAAGAGCCACAGATGTAGGTGCTGAATTATAATTTGACTTGCCTAAATAAATGTGCTATACTTTTATTAGGAGTGAATTATAATGACGCTAATAAACAATAAGTTTGATTACAGGCCCATTTCAAGAAAACAAATAAACGGAAAGAGACTGTATGAAACACCTGACGGACGAGCTGTTGCATCTGTCACTACAATTCTAGATGCAACAAAAGATAAGACTCATTTAATCGCATGGAAGAAAAGGGTTGGTGAGAAAAAAGCACAAGAGATTGTCACAGAAGCAGCCGGTGTTGGAACTAGGATGCATTCTTACCTTGAAAAATACATAGAAACTGCAGAATGGCCTCAACCTGGTTCTAATCCGTATGCACAACAAGCACACAGCATGGCAGAAGTAATAAAAGAAAACGCCCTTTCAGACGTCGACGAAATATGGGGATCTGAAATAGCTTTGTATATGCCTAATATGTATGCTGGCACTACAGATCTAGTAGGACAATACAAAGGGCAACCTGCGATAATGGACTTCAAGCAATCAAATAAGCCAAAAAAAGAAGAATGGGTTTTTGATTATTTCTTACAGTTAGTAGCCTACGCAGAAGCACACAATGAGATTTATGGCACAAATATCTGCGAAGGTCATGTGTTCATGTGTACAAGAGATTGCGAATATCAGCAATTTGACATTTGGCCAGATGAGTATTCCGAATGGCGTCAAGAATGGTATGATAGGTTGTACAGATATTATGAACAGCACGGATGATCTAGATTATCTCGCAAAGAAGTTTTATGCTACGAAGGAATGGAAAGAACTGCGAAAACTGATGCTTGAAACTAGAAATACTGGACGGTGCAGAAACTGCCAGGTAAAACTTAGTTCTGAAAAATGGTGCGAAGCGGTGGTAGATCATATATTACCACTTAAACTATTTCCTGAATATGGTCTAGAGATCAACAATTTACAAATTTTATGCAACGGTTGCAATTGCGCAAAAGGAAGCACAGTTGACGGAGAAAAAGATAGCATTTTGCATAAACGGAAAAATATAAGAAGAAAATTCCTTAAGGCAACAGGTAATAATTTAGAAATGTCTTATATGATGTCACCCTTAACTTTGATATCCGATAAGGCAGTGAAAAAATTCCTAAAAGAAGCAAATCGAAAAAGACGTCAAGAAAAACAAAACCTATACAGCTAAATACACTGTAAAGCGAGGAGAATAAGCATGGCCGTGGTCCAAATAAGCCGCATCCAAGTAAGAAGAGGACAAAAACAGCAAGGTTCAGGATTGCCTCAACTAGCATCAGGTGAAATAGGTTGGGCAATCGATACCAGAGAACTTTTTATAGGAAACGGTAGTGTATCTGAAGGATCCCCGCAGGTAGGAAACACAAAAATATTAACAGAATATGATGATATTTTTTCTTTAGCAAATACTTATTCTTATCGTTCGGATGATGGGTTTATCGTTACTGGTGTTGATGCAACTAGCCCTGTTACGAGGACTTTACAGGATAGGCTGGACGATCGTGTTAGTGTAAAAGCATTTGGACTCTCAGGCACAGCTGACCAAGATGCCACAGTTGAACTTCAAAGGGCATTAGATCAGCTATATCTGAACGATGCAACCAAAGGCAGTGAAGCCAGTAGAGTCATGTTACATATTGAACCCGGTGTTTACAGAATCACAGATACAATATATATTCCGCCTAATGTTACACTGATTGGCGCAGGATCTGACAAAACAGTAATTAGACAAGAAGCAACGGATGCACCTATATTTGTGACTGTGAATGATTCTAGTAGTCCTGGTACTCCTGCTAACGATGCATCAAGCACATTTAATAACCAAGCAAGAAATATCCAACTTAATGGCCTAAGCCTAGTAAACATGGGTCTAGGCAAAGGTTTAGTTTTACAAAGTTGCAGAGACAGCGTGTTCGAAGACCTTGTTATCCAAGGGTCTTGGACACAAGGCGATTCGGGATTTGGTGATAAAAAACCTGCAATCGAGCTTTCCAGTTTAAGTGGCGCAGTTGAATCGTCGTCGAACAAGTTTATTAATTGTAAAATCAAAAATTTCGATTATGCTGTTATTTCAAATTGGGATGTCAATTACAATACATGGTCCGAATGCGAATTTAGTTCATTAGGTTATGGCATAGTTTTTGGCGAAAATATGTCTTTGGGTGCTCCTGGACAGGTAACCGGACCATCCAATAATACTGTTAAATGCTCTGTGTTTGAAAATATAGACAGACAAGCAATTTGGATAGAAAATGGCGTTTACAATGTCAGTGATTCTAATGTCTTTACCTTGGTAGGCAATGATGCAGGAACTGAAGGAGAACCAGTATACAGTGTAATCAAATTCTCAGACACAGGTAACGAATCCAAAAACGATTTTTTCGGCAGAACCGCCGCCTTATCTTATGATCAAGCTAATATTGCAACAGCACCTTACATCCCAGAGATAGAAGGCCCAGTAAATAGCACATTGGGTTTCGAACATGAACTAACTATCAG